ATCACTGACGTAGGTGGTCCTACTAATAAGGACTATAAGGCTGATAACGATTCCGCTAAACTGACAGTTACTGGCACTTCACAGTCTAAGACTGCTGTGAACGATAAGGCCAGTGCAGCTGATGGCGCCCCTGGTGCTATCACAACAAGCGTCCTCCCCGGTGGTGCCGATAAGGGCAAAGGTGACGGACGTTCCAACGAAGGTCCCGATGGCTCTATTGGACCTGGTGTCGTTCCTGGTGGTCAGGCTAAGCCTACCACAACTAAGGAGCACGCTGAGATCGACAACACAGCTCAGTCCGCCATGGACGAGTTGAGCGACGATCATGACGCCAACGATGAGTTCAAGATGAAGGCCAAAGTAATCTTTGAGTCTGCTCTGAACCAAAAGCTCCAGCTGGAAGTTGCCAGACTGGAAGAAGAATTCTCCTCTCGTTTTGAGCAGGAAATCACAGACATCGCTGAGAAGGTTGAGGGTTTCCTCAACTATACTTCACAGCAATGGCTGGAAGAAAACAAGCTGGTTGTTGAAAACGGAATTCGCAACGAGCTTTCTGAATCCTTCATGCAGGGCCTCAAGGGTCTGTTTGAAGACCATTACGTCACACTTCCCGATGAGAAGTATGACATCTTCGAGTCTATGGTCTCGAAGCTTGATGACATGGAAAACAAACTCAACGAGCAGATTGAGGCAAACGTAACTCTCCAGTCCTCGATGTCCGGTTTCCAACGTAACGCCATTGTGGCTGAAGCGGCTTGGGATCTGACTGAAGCAGGTAAAGAGAAGCTCGCTCAACTTTCTGAAGGCGTAGAGTTTGAAAGTGAAGATGTATTCCGCCAGAAGCTCAACATCCTGAAGGAGAGTTTCTCTGAAGCCGCACCTCAGGAAGCTGCAGCCACGTCAGATGTTCTGACTGAAGATGCAGACGAGCCCGTGGCACCCTCGATTTATGAAGGCATGAGCAACTCAATGGCTGCTTACGCCCAAGCAATTTCGAGATCCTTATAATTCTAACAAATAAAGGTTACCCTACAAATGTCTACACGTCATCTGCAGGAGAAGTGGGAACCTATTCTGGGTCATCAAGATCTCCCCGAGATTAAAGATAATTACAGAAAGGCTGTTACCGCTCAGCTCCTCGAAAACCAAGAAAAGTTCCTTCGTGAGCAAGCCGCCATGGGTCAATCCCAGGGTCTGCTCTCCGAAGCTCCTACCGTCAATACTCAGTACAACACTCCTGACGGCTCCGGCCCCGGTTTCTCCGGTACCGCCGCTGCTGAAGGTCCTGTTGCTGGTTTCGACCCCGTTCTGATCTCGCTGATCAGACGCTCCATGCCTAACCTCATCGCTTATGATGTGGCTGGCGTTCAGCCTATGTCCGGTCCTACAGGTCTCATCTTCGCGATGCGCTCCATGTATGACGGTCCTAACGAAGCTCTGTTCGACGAAGCTGATCCTAGCTTCTCCGCCAACCTTGGTGGTCTGACCGCTGCTGGTACTGAGTACACCTATCCTAACGGTGCTAAGGCCACACCTGGTCACCCCTACGTTCCCGGTGAAACTCCCTTCTCGAACGACGCCAGTGATGGCACTGGTAACGACATCAACGCCAACCCTGGTCTCCTGGCTAGCGCTGATTCCGCTCCTGGTTCTGCTCAGGACGCTACCAACCCCGGTGGTCTTCAGTACGACCCCGTACTGGCTGACCTTGAAGGCATCAACACTGGTGACTTGGAAGAAGCTGGCGAAACCGGTAAAGAGTTCCGTCAGATGGGCTTCTCGATCGAGAAGGTCGTTGTCGAAGCCCAGGGTCGTGCCCTGAAGGCTCAGTACAGCATGGAACTGGCTCAAGACCTTCGCGCCATCCACGGTCTGGATGCCGAAGCTGAGCTGGCTAACATCCTGTCTTCTGAGATCCTGTCCGAAATCAACCGTGAGGTTGTTCGTACCGTTTACAGAACCGCTAAGCCCGGTGCTCAGAACAATGTAAACAGCGCTGGTACATTTGACCTGGACCTCGATTCCAACGGACGTTGGAGTGTTGAGAAGTTCAAGGGTCTCCTGTTCCAAATCGAGCGTGACTGTAACGCCATCGCCCAGCTCACACGTCGTGGCAAGGGTAACATGATCATCTGCTCCGCAGACGTTGCTTCCGCTCTGACCATGGCTGGTGTACTCGACTACACCCCCGCCCTGAACGCCAACCTGAACGTTGACGACACCGGCAACCTGTTCGCTGGTACAATCAACGGCAAGCTGAAGGTCTACATCGATCCTTTCTCGGCTAACGTTTCCGACACCCAGTACTACGTTGCTGGTTATAAGGGTACCAACGCTTATGACGCTGGTCTCTTCTACTGTCCTTACGTTCCCCTGCAGATGGTTCGCAGCGTTAACGCTGACACCTTCCAGCCCAACATCGGCTTCAAGACCCGTTACGGAATGGTTGCTAACCCCTTCGCTGAAGGTCCTATCGGTGGTCTGAATGCCGCTAACCAAGGTCTGGGTCGTCTGACAGACAACTCCAACCGTTACTATCGTCGTGTGAAGATCGCTAACCTGATGTGATCTTGGGGGATAAATAAAATCCCTTCGAACCGAACGAACACAAGGAACCCTTCACAGGGTTCCTTTTTTGTCTAAATACCTTTACCTTCCGTGTGAACGAAGTGTCACAACCGTCGTATAATAACTCACTGCCAGCGGACGCTAAGCAACAGATTGAAAATCGTAACTTCCTGAGTCCTATTGGGTTCAAGTTTCTGGTTGACAAACTTCCTG